CGAGCGTCTGGAGTGAGTTCGGCGGTGGAAGCATCATCCAGGCCGGGGGAGCCGGTCGATCCGTTCTTTCCGCACGTTGCTGCAAGGCGCAACCGCTTATTACCAGTAGCAACATCGCGCTCAAGCTGATTGATAGTGCTCTGAGCATCTGCAAGCTCCTGTGTGTACTTGGCGTCGAGCGCGGCCACATCGCGCTGGCGAGTCTGCATATCTGTGATAGTGTCTTTAGCCAGATTTAATTCACGATTAACTTTGGTTAAAGATGCCTGCGATTCTGTGAGCGCTGACCGGTAATGACTGGCGAGGACAATGGCGATTGCCAGTAGCGGAGCCATTACGGCGAAGAGAATGAGCTTCCAGTTAAAGGTCATTTTCACTTTCCGCCAGGCACAGTTCTCGCTCTATCTCCCTGCGAGTTTGCAATCCTTTCCACTGCTTTCCGCCTGCCCATGTCCATTTGCGCAGCTCATCGCAGGCGCCTTTTCTGTCGCCATTGTTGAGCTTTTTTAGCAACGTTGATGAGCGGAAAGCGCTTACCCCGACGTTGTAGGTGAACGAATAGAGCGCGGCGCGCTGGTAAGTGGACAGCGGAACCTTGACTGAGGCATCCACGGCCTTGACAACCGGCTGCATGTGCTTATTCAGAAGGTCATCGCATTCCTGCTTTGTGTAGACCTTGCCCATCTTCACATCAGGGCCGGTAATTCCTGCACACACAGTAGGAATGCCAACAGGGTCGAGGTAAGGCTTGTACTTAACGCCTTCCTGGTCCTGTATCAGGACGCCAGCGATAAATGACGCTCCGCCCGCCGCAGCTGCAACCAGTGCAGTACGTAGTTTCGCTGGTATCTGCATGGTTTCACCTATTCAGCAAGCTCGGTGTCAATGTCTTTGACGATTTTGGCACCCTCGGAAATGTTCGTTACATCACCACGGGCATATGCAGCTTTGAGGATTTCAGTTCGCTTACGGTCTTCCTCAATCGCTGCTTTGTTCTTTCGGTCGTTTGAACGATATGTCAGCCAGGTGAATGTCGCCGTTATGACAAATCCCAGGGCAAACAAAACATCCTGAAGTGTCAACATGGCGAAGAATCCCGTCAGACCTGACCAGAAATACGACCAGAATCCGTTGTTGGTATTCATACGTAGCATTTCTCACACCTCCGATAATGGAAGTGCTGTGGTGTAGCTAGGAAAGGCCAGCGAGGCAAAGGATGTGAGGGTTCATCTGTGATTGATTGCCTGTGGCCTAATACGAAAAAGGCCCGCCGAAGCGAGCCTTGAATATTTGGAGTGATTTGGTGCCGGGCAAAGGAATCGAACCTCTGACGCGCAGCTTACAAGGCTGCCGTTCTGCCACTGAACTAGACCGGCTAATTTGGTGGAACCCCATGGAATCGAACCATGTCCTAATGCTCTTCAGGCATCCGCGCGAACCATCTACGCCAGAGTTCCAGATACAAAAAATCCCCGAGCTATTAACTCAGGGCTTTTTCCTTTTGTTTGGCTGCTCAGTTCGCTTTTGCTCCGAGCATACACAAAATGTACTACTTCGATTTCGCGTTTGCAATGCTTTCGGAAAATATTTATTACTTAAGCCGCTAATTGAGGAAATTCATTCTCAATTTCACGCTTCATTGCGAAAAATATTTCCGAGTCGAGCACGTTCTCGCACCATACAACACGACGCCTACATGACTGCACATCCATTCCGGTGACATGGCTCATCAGCTTAGCGATATCTTGCGTGCAATTGCGGTTGCAATATCGCTTAATAGCTACATCGCGAACGGGGCTTTCACGGTGAAAGGTTTTAACCATTACGCGCTCAACAAACGCAGCATCATCTGATTCTTTGGCGAGAGCGATGATGTTGCTGAATGAAGATTGCGGGATGACCAGTTCGCGAGCTTTCTGATACAGAGCATCGCCCCGCAAGCCTTCTTCCTCGTATAGCCGCATGACAACGCTTTCTATCTGCTTAGCCTTATCATCGCTCCACTGGCTGCGAATCATTAGCCGCCCGATAACGTTGATGGCCCCGGCTGGCGAATCGTCACCTGCATTAACTTTGCCCCATACCTGAAGCATGTAATGCGCCCATGCTTTCTGGCGGGAGTTGATGGTTTTCTTCGGGTGCTTCCATACCCGGCGGAAGTGAGCATCGTCGATGAAGTTAACCATGCCAAATACTGGTGTGAGTCTCTTCACGCTGCATCGCCTCCCCCTGGTTTGTTGATACCAAGCCTGTTTTCCAACTCCTTGCGCATTTCCTTTAAGCGCCGCTCGGTCTCGTGAACGTTGTTAAGCTGCCACTCAACAGCCTCAAGCATCTCCTTATCCTTCTGGCGCTGCTGCGCTGATGCGATATTTGTTACCGTGGTCACGATGAAGCCTCCTCATGTGAGCGGGCGCTGGTCATCAGCACGCCATTTATGACTGCGTGACGCTTAGCGTGAATGTCACCGATGTACTTCCTGACGGTATCGCGGTGGCATGAAAGCTTACGGGCTACCTCGCTGAGGCATCCGTTACTTTCCTGAAGTAAGCGAGGAACTGTCTGAACGATAATCATGCGGCCTCCATCAATTCGGCTATATCGGGTAGCTTCCCGCCCAGCTCCGTCACCACCAAAACGAGCATTCCGCCTTTAACCGCCTGACAGCGCTTGATGCGCATATCGTCTACCTGACCGTCATCCAGCCAGAAGCCCGCACTGGTGAGTGCGTCAAAAACGGCTTTGGGTAGATTGTCCAAATCGCGTTTGCGGTTGTTGGGAGGTGCTGCGTGGATGGTGATTCTGATGCGGGGTTGGATTTTTATGTCTAACTTGTGCTGCTGAATGATTTCTATTACTTCTCGTCGGTATCGCTTACCCCAATCGCTGATGTAGTGAATTCCTCTTGAGTGTCGCCAGTACTTGTTTACTGACGGCGGCCAGGGCAGGACTATTCGGTATTGATTCATCGCACCGTTACCCTCCCTTCTCGCGTTAGCTTTTGCAGCGTCAGGACGATGGCGCGGTCCATTTCAGATCGCCTTTCTTCCCGGCTGAGGTCTTTACCGTTGTCGATGCGCTCATGGCATGACGGACAAAGCGCCGCTGTTAAGCTGTCGTCTACCTTGAGCCCTATTCCCTTCCCTTCATTCCGGTGCGCAGCCTGAACTCCATACCGGCCACACAGAACGCAGCAATCTATCTCCCTGACTGCCTGAAGCCATTTATTGCTCCTGAATATCGTCATTTGCGATATCTCCGTTCGGGTCTCGATATACCAGCCATTCGTTGATGCATTCGCCGCAGGCATATACCTCGTCGGCATCCAGCTGCTTGCTGCATCCTGCGCAGAGAGCTCTGGCTATGCTCTGCTGCTCGTAGTTTTGGGTTTGGATGGGGTTAAGCATGCTTCCTCCTGGCGCGTTGACGCAGCCACCGGACATCAGCAAGGTGGGCCGTATACGCGTATGTTGGGATTTGAGAGGGAGGTAATTCAGGTTTCTTCTTGCGGCGGGGTCGAACGATGAATATGCAGTTTTCCATTACAGCGACTAGGCTGCTTTTTCGTTTTCGCATTTCAGCGCCTCCAGGCGTTTTCTGCCATACGCCATAAGCTCATCACGATCAACGGTCGTCATCCGGCATTCGCCAGCTCGCGGCCACGGGTGCCAGATGATGAGCATCGAGCCTTTGGGGTTTCCTTCTGCCGGCTTGCCCGTGCTTGCGTTCAGAAATGAGAGCCGCCCGCCAGTAATGAACCTGACCTCATGCGCTGTCTTGATAGCCTCTTTGAACCACTGGACAGAGGTATCAGCAGGCAGAAGCATCACGCAGCCAACACTGTGATCTGCATTCTCCTGTGCGGCCTTCTTAACGAAAGGCATTGGCGCACTGTATGGCGGGTTCAGCCATGCGTAAGCACGGCCTACTCCGATCGGCATTTTCGATAGCCAATTCGCTTCGAGAGTGTTTTCCTTTTCATCAATGAACCTGGTGCAAAGCGCATTACTTTGGCTTGCAGCCGCATCAAGGAAAAACGGGAACTCGCTCCGTAACGCCCGGTATATTTCAGGCGGGGTTTGCCAGAGGTCTTTTATCTCAACTGGCGTATTTGATTTGATAGTCATGCAGCCCGATCTCCCCATCTCGCTTTCCACTCCAGAGCCAGTCGCGCTTCGTCTGACCACTTAACGCCACGTTCTGTACCGAATGCCTGCATAAGCTCTAATAGCTCCGCAAATTCGCTTACACGCATCCTGCTGGTTGACTGGCCTATTACCACAAGGCCATTCCCGGCAAGGTTAGGAACAACATCCTGCTGCTTTAATGCTGCTGTAAAAACGCACTTCCAGCTTTCTGCATCCAGCCAGCGACCATGCCATTCAACCTGACGAGAGACGTCACCAAGGCAAGCCCAAAGCTTTCGATTCTGGTCTAAGCTGCGGTTGCGTTCCTGAATGGTTACTACGATTGGTTTGGTTGGGTCTGGAAGGATTTGCTGGATAGCTTGAATGGCGTTCTTCTGATGAATGGGGCTTCTTAGTTCAAACGTTCGTTTCCTCATGGCTCACCTTCTGCACGCATGGATTAATTAACGCCAAAATAGCTTCTGGTTTCTCAATAACATCGAACCGCTCACCACTTGCCATTCTTACAATCGTAAGTCCGGCATCAAATAGGGTTTCGATGTTGTCAGAGTTAACGTACAAGGGCTCATATGCACTTCTGGTGCTTTCTATCGCGCTTGTGCTTGGTGGCTGATAGATGCTGCATCGCATGGTTAATTTGATAAATGACATATACTCACTCCTTCACTTTGATTCCAGCGGCGCGGATGGCGTCAGCGCATTAGTCGATTGCGCAGTTGTGACCTTTGTCGAATTCGTCTTCAACCATCACTTTTGCATCGAGCTCAATCTCCACTGCTGCGCGGGATGCCTGCCACGTTTGCCAGTGGCCTTGAACATCGTCCATCACGTATTGACCACCAATATTACCGCTGCCAATTTCATGGTGATTTTCAGGGTAACGGATAAGGTCTGAGGATTCGCCTCCACGTCGCAACCAACTTTCTTCAAACTGCTTTCTTGATTCGTCCATCGATACTTACCCTCAGTTCAACTCACAAAACGCCACGCCATTTTTGCTACAGCGACAGGCGCAACACCGATAATCACCCACAGGAGAATGCTACCGAAAAGCACACCCACCAGGTCTTTACCTTCGCCTACCAACCGGACAAAACAGCCAGCAACCACAATGAACGTCGCCACCATCCACAGAGCACCGAGAAGCCTCAATGCAGAGAAAATTAACTCAGCCACGATTTACCCTCCCCCAAATAAAAAGGCCTGCGATTACCAGCAGGCCTGCTATCAGCTCAGTGATGTAGATGGTCATACGTCAGCCCCTTGTGCATATCGTCTGCCACGCGCAGCAGGTGCATTTGATGCTGTGCAAATCTGTCTGGCTTCATCCTGGTCACATGCAACAAAGTGTCCGTTGCAGAACCGCTGGTAAACCGTACCAAGTGAGCCAAAACGGTTTTTCGTTACGATGATTTCAGCAAATGGCGCGGCCGGACTGTTCTCGTCATACACCGCCTCGCGGTAGAGCATGATGATTGAGTCGGCGTCCTGTTCGATGCTGCCGGAGTCGCGCAGGTCAGAGTTGTTTGGTCGTTTGTTGGGGCGTTTTTCCACATCACGAGAAAGCTGGCTAAGGCAGATAACCGGCGTTCGCAGGTCTTTTGCCATTGCCTTCAGGCTTCCCGATATGTGTGCGATCGCCAGGTCATTACGCTCTGCCTTTGGCTTCTTAATCAGGCCGAGGTAATCGGCAAGAATCAGCGAAAGATTTGGGTGCTCCTGCTTGTGACGCTCTGCGATAGAGCGGATCTGCTCGATGGTCAGGCTTGATGCATCAACCAGCCATACATCCAGACCAATGAGCGCTGAAATGCCGTTAGAAATTCTGGCCCAGCCTTCATCGTCGAGTCGCGCAGGGTTACGCAGCGCGTTTACCGGCAACATTCCGGCTCCGGCGATGCTTCGCTCTGCTATCTGGAGGTTGCTCATCTCCATGCTGAAAATCAGAACTCCGCGACGCTCACCGCCAGGCATTGCGTGACTTGCAACGCCTTCGGCAATCTTCAACGCCAGCTCTGTTTTACCGCACCCCGGACGAGCCGCGATAATTACCAGGTCCTGCGCGTTCATGCCGCCGGTGATCGCATCCAGCTCATAAATCCCGGTCTTCAGCGTGTCCGACTCTTCCCCGTTGCGCTGGCGCTTTTCCAGCACATCGGCGTACTCGTTAATCACATCTGCCAGATGAACAGGCCGGACTTCGTCGCGTGGCTTGCGGATAGCCGATAGCCGCTTTACCAGCTCATCCATCGCCTGGCCGGATGCGTCGATAGTGCCGTTCTGGATTGGGCCTCGCATCTCATCCATCAGCTGCAAAACCAGGCGCCGGTGATGGTTGTCCGCGACCATGCCAGCATACCCTTTCAGGTTCGCCGCGCTGGGGCATGACTTTGCAGTCTCGATGATGTCGCCGAAATGCTCGTCGCCGCACTCTTCCGCCACCATGAGCATGTCGATGAGGTTCCGGTTGCGGGCTTGCTTCTGGATAACGCGAAAGGCTTTCTGGTAGAGCGGGATGGTGAACGACTCAGGCTCCAGCGTCGCTAGAACCTCGCTCGCCATCGGCGTCAATCCGCCAATCAGCAGGCCACCGATAACGCTCGCTTCGATATCCTGTCTCATGCAATCCCCCTGTCTGCAAACTTCCCTTCCCGAACTCCCGTTAACGAGTCTTCCCTCAGCAGGTAATCAAAATCAGCCGTCCAGCCCGTGTCGTTGTCTCCGAAGTAAAACGGCTTGGCCTGATGCACAAACGCCCTGACATACGCTCTGAAACCGTCCACGTTTGGCGTTTTCAGTTGCGGGATGATTTTCTTCAGGCGGCGTTTGCGTTTCTCGTTGACCGCAACAGCGTGTGGCAGTCTGTCACCGACTTCGGTGTTGTAGGCGTTCAGGAAGGATTCGTAGTCGATTCGTTCTGCCTTGCGACGTTCAGGTTTAACCTGCCCATCGCCTCCCCCATTGGGGGGTAGGGGGGTATTATTTATATTCTTGTTAATACCTTCTTGTTCATGATGTGCGGTTGTTTGTGCGGCTTCATGTGCGCTTTCATGTGCGGCATGTACGCTGAAAGCCGCGCCATTACTGGCTTCATCATGTGCGGCGTCATGTGCGGTTGTTTGTGCGGCTTCATGTGCGGGTGAATTGTCCATTTTTTGAGCATATTCATGGTAATTTGTGATGGTGATCACACGACCTTTTTGCTTCTCTCCATCAATGGAGATCATCCCCTCTTTCACAAAAACCTGAAGCATCCGCTCAACCTGATCACGGCTTGCTGGCTTGCCATGCCTGTCGCATAACTGAAGACCTAAATCAGCTGCTGTCACAACCAGTTGACCGGGTTGCAGATGCCATTCATGACCTTTGAAATTCGCTTTGTATGGCTTTCTGGCGGCATTCAGGAGAAGGTTTTCCCACAGGGTGCGAAGATAAACATCTTTCGCCCATGACTGTTTCAGAATGCTCCGGTACAACGGAATGTAACCAGTTTTCTGGTTCTCCATCCTGTTGCTCCTGCGCTCGTGTGCGGCGCTGAAATCGTAGATTTTTGCTGTATTGCTCATAACTACCTGCCTTGACGAAAGACCTTAAGAACATCGTTAAACTGACTTACGGATATGTCTTCTTTGAGCAGCTTTTCCAGAAATGCGTTTGGAATGAACGCATATCCCTCCTCTTTTGGTAGAGACGGGAGCAACGCCCTCGCCTCAGCCTTCAGAAGCTCAGTTCTGGCAACTTTCACAAAAGAGATTTGAGTTCTTTCATCAATGGAACGAAGGAAGCGCAAACGCTTAGCTTCTTTGTGTGTATCAGGTGGATTAAAGCCTTTGTTTCGCATATAATTACCTCGCTGGATGTTGTTAAAATTCCATTTGTATTTGATCAGAACGCTCGGTTGCCGCCGGGCGTTTTTTATTGGTGAGAATCGAAGCAACTTGTCGTGCCAATCGGGCCATGTCGTCGTCAACGACACCCCATTCAAGAACAGCAAGCAGCATTGAGAACTTTGGAATCCAGTCCCTCTTCCACCTGCTGATCTGCGACTTATCAACTCCCACAGCTTCCGCTGTCTTCTCAGTTCCAAGCATTGCGATTTTGTTAAGCAACGCACTCTCGATTCGTAGAGCCTCGTTGCGTTTGTTTGCACGAACCATATGTAAGTATTTCCTTAACAAATAAGAAGTTATGCGCATCAACTTATGCGCGTTGTATTCCCGCATTTCGGCGGGAATGAGAACCATGACTGTTAAAGAGCAATTTGCTTATGCCGCTTTGCGGTAAGCGCTTTCTTGATACTTCAGGGCGCCAGCTGTAACGACTTCCAGTCGATAGGCGTCTTTCTCTGGGATGACTTCCTTCCACTGAGAGACTGCTGCGTCGCTAATGCCTAACGCTTTAGCTACAGCACGCTGGGTTCCGAAGTGGTCGATAACATCTTTCTTGTACATAGACTCGCTCCGAAATTAAAGAACACTTAAATTATCCACTAAAGGAATCTTAAGTCAAGTTTATTTAAGATGTCTTAACTATGAAAACTCAATTGATGGGAGAGCGCATTCGCGCTCGGAGAAAAGAACTCAAGATCAGGCAGGCCGCACTTGGAAAGATGGTCGGCGTGTCTAATGTTGCCATATCTCAGTGGGAACGCTCTGAGACAGAGCCAAATGGAGAGAATCTTCTCGCCCTGGCTAATGCGTTGAAGTGTTCCCCTGACTATCTGATGAAAGGAGAGGAAAGTCTTTCAAACATTGCCTATCACAGTAGGCATGATCCAAGAGGGTCATACCCTCTGATTAGCTGGGTGAGCGCAGGATGCTGGATGGAAGCTGTAGAACCATATCATAAGCGTGCAATAGATAACTGGTACGATACAACCGTAGACTGTTCAGAAGATTCGTTTTGGTTGGACGTGAAGGGAGACTCAATGACGGCTCCGGCCGGTCTCAGTATCCCTGAAGGAATGATAATACTCGTCGATCCTGAAGTAGAGCCGCGTAACGGGAAACTGGTAGTTGCAAAGCTCGAAGGAGAAAACGAGGCAACTTTCAAGAAGTTAGTTATTGATGCAGGCAGGAAGTTTCTAAAACCACTTAACCCACAATATCCGATGATCGAGATCAACGGAAACTGCAAAATCATCGGCGTAGTTGTCGATGCAAAACTAGCAAACCTTCCATAAGGGGGCATTCGCCCCTTTTTTTATTTCCTTTAAAAATCAAAGCCAAACTTAAGTTACGGAAGAAAATTTAAGTTTTCTTCAAAAATACTCTTGACCATTAATTAAAGAGATCTTAAATTTAAGCCATCAGCAGGACGCTGGTAGCCAAACGGAACAGATTGGCAGGCTCTTTAACATTGATGGGATTGTCCCGCCGAAATGCGGGGCCCAAAGAGAAGTTGGCTTTGGGGAAGAGAGAGATGGAGCTAAGGGCGCTGTACGTCTGACCTATGAAGTCTCTTAAATTCGCGGATGTCACAGGCTGCGACTCTTCCACCAAAGCTAACCATCGGAGGTCAACATGACAGTAGTAATCACTATCCTGGCTGACGATAACGCCAGAAACCGCCGCAGAGCTCGCAGACAGGCTCAACGTGAACAGGCACAGCAAGACGCTTCTCTTGCGCGCCGAATCGAACAGAAGCTCTCTGGTTGCGTCAGAGCAGACCGAGCCACTTCGCTCGTAGCTCTTCGCGACAAGAAGCCGGAAGTAACCGAACGCAAGCGTAACCCGGCATACAAGAAGCCGGTTAACCACCCTACCCACTTGATTAACGCGCACCAGAAAATGCGCGGCAAATCGATTCCTGCTTATTACGACCGAGGTGAATGATGAATAGTATTGATCAAGATAAAGTAAATGAACTGTCGATTATCATCAGCGAATTTCTTCGCAAATTTGACCCCGCTGAGTTTGACGATGAAGACGAAAATGGAGGACACACCAGAAGCGCTGCTATTGCAGATGCATTGTCCTCTCACTTGGTTGATGCAGGATTTTCAAAAGACTAATTAACAATCGAAAGGCCGCATAGTCGGCCTTTCTTTTTGGCAGCAAGCCACTTATCTGAGGTGAGATATGAGCGAATGGATTAAATGTAGCGACCGGATGCCTGAGTTGAGACAGAAGGTGTTGGGGTGGAACGGCTATTCAGTAACGGAATGCACCTATAGGCGTAATGAATATGCAAAAACGGCGAAAGGTAGAGAGCCGAGATTTGAGTTTTATGCGGGCATTAGTCATGGGATTACCCACTGGATGCCACTACCTGCCCCGCCCGCTGAATAGCAGCCGATAGCCGATTCATGTAGTCGGTTATCTGATGCAATCAGCATAACAGGAGATATCAATGGAAATAAGCAAAGAGCAAGCGGCAGAGATAATCAAGCTTATCGAACAAGCATTTCTCGACGGTTTTGATGATGAAACTCTGGTTGAGCTGCATGAGCAGTTAACTGAATTCGTCAGCGAATAAGCACCTATAGCTGATTTACGAGTCAGCTATGTGAGCAATATCGCTCATAACCAAGACAGGAGACGAAGACCTGTTCTGGTTATTGGAGAAACCCTCATTATCCCCTGAAGTTGTTCGCCATCTCCGGAGGGCTTTTTTTCGCCTGCATATCAACAGCGCTTCATTCGAGGCGTTTTCGCTATGCCAATCATTCAAACATAAGGAATCCCACGATGACATTTGCTATCGCGGGCGGTGCCGTCTTGGGTGCCGCTCAACTAAATGAATCCCTGCTCGACCTCATCACCCGCCGCATGCGCGGCATCTGCAAGACGCTTAAGGAACTGACATGTACGGCAATCAAACAGTAAACCATCAGGCCCTTATGGCCGCGCAGAGCAAAGCGGTTATTGCCCGATTCCTCGGTGACGCCGGGATGTGGCTACAGGCCAATAAGCAGATGAAGCAGGCAGTGAGCATGCCATGGTACCGGAGGACGCAATGACAACTCCAGTTCGCTAATGGTCGGATGATGCCTTTATCCGCCTCATGAAAGATTTGATGAAACCGCAACCGAAACCACAGGAGCAGAAGCAATGAGACTGAGCCTGACAGATGTTAAAGAAGTTGAGCAAATTATCGCCGCGCTGGACGCGACGGATAACGAACGCATCAGCGATGAAGTTGAGCGTCTGGCGAAGAAAGCCAACCCGTTTATTTCAGCGTTGGCGGCGATGGATGCGGATGAGCATACCGCTGACGCTATCAGTTACCTCGAAGGCCACAGCATCGCGTTTCAGGACGCCACTGAAGGTTGGTGGATTGATGCGCTGACCGAGCGGGCCACCGCCGAGTACGCCATCGGCATCTTCAAAGCGCGACATTCACACAGGGAGGCAGCGTAATGTCATTCGATATCGTCAGTTTCGTTAAGCAGCAGGAGCCGCTGTTTTGCGGAGCAATGACCGACCAGACGGTAACATGGGCTAAGGAAAGCCAGTTTGCCATTCAGCTCTTTCAGAAAAACGACTTCCTCGCGAAGACGGCAATCAACAACCCTACCAGCGCGCAGAACGCCATCATCAACGTTGCGGCTATCGGCATCACGCTGAACCCGGCGAGCAAGCTGGCTTACCTGGTGCCGCGCGACGGCATGGTATGCCTCGACATCAGCTACATGGGCCTGCTTCATCTGGCTCAGTCGTCCGGCTCAATTAAGTGGGGCCAGTGCAAGCTGGTATGCGCCAACGACACATACGAATCCAATGGACTGGATAAAGCGCCAACACACAAATACAACGCGTTCGGCGACCGCGGCGAAGTGGTCGGTGGTTACTGTACCGTTAAAACGCCTGATGGCGATTACCTCACGGAAGAGATGAGCCTGGCGGAAATCAAAGCAGTGGAAGCTACCAGCAAAGCCAAGAACGGGCCATGGAAGAACTTCTGGGAAGAGATGGCCCGCAAGACCATCGTTAAGCGCGCCAGCAAATACTGGCCCAAGGCGCAGCGTCTGGATAACGCGATTCACCTGCTTAACGATGATGAAGGGATGCATCAGGAGCCGGTAATGGCCTACCACTCTGAAGAGCAAATCAGGGAAGGCGAGCGTAAGCGCCAGCAGGAAGTCATCGATAAAGCCAGCGAGCTTTGCGATGAGATGGCGCAGTCCGAAACCATGGACGACCTGAAACGGAAATTTGCAGAGGCGTACAAGCTGACGGCTGGCATGAAGTTGCAGCAAAACGTCCAGGCAGTCTACGCAGAATGCAAAGTCAAACTGGAGGCCGCCAATGAGCAAACTGTATGAGGTCGCCAGCGACTACGCCAGGCTTATGGATGCCGATATCGACCCGGAAGATATGGCGGACACCCTCGAAGGGATTGAGGGTGAGCTTGCCGATAAAATCGAGCAGCTACTTGCCATCTGCAAAAACGAATCGAC